GCATGAGGTACGCCATCGACCCGTCGGCCGAGTTACTCACGATCGACTTGGGCACGTCAGCGACGCCAAGATACGACCAGGCCAGTTCGTCCAGGCCGTTGTCGGCCCGGTCCTGCATCAGTGTCAGGTTCACGGTGCCCGACTTGTTCCCGCCGAGCAGGTTCACCCAACCGGACGAGGCCATTGAGGTCTTGTCGAGCGGTGCGACTTCCGTAGCACAGGTGACGTTCTTGGCGTTGCCGGCGAGTTCCAACCCACCCACCAGAACGCTCATGTCTGACCACATCTGAATCGTCATTCGGGGGCCTCCTCGGCGGTGACGGCGCGGGGGGTGCTGACTTCCGACATCAGGGCGGGGTAGCTCTTACCGAGGAGGTCATGGCCGACGCGCGCCCGTTCGGTGTTGTCTGGGATGCGCCAGAGCAGGTCGAGCGCATCCAGCAGCACGGTGGCGGCGTCGCGCGCGTTGCCGCTAACGTCACGGGTGGCGATGCCATGGTCTGCCCACTTGGTGTCGTCCAGCGTCTTGGCGATGCGCTTGATGACGGCTGCCTCACCAAACTTGCGCACCTCGGGGGCGGGGGGTGCCTCGACAGGCGCCTCGGCCACCTCAGCGAAACAGTCGGCGTCGATGACGTACGGCGAATCGTCAGCCCACAGCGACCCGACAGGGACAGTGCCGAACCCGGGCGCGTCATGCTCGATGGTGCACACCTTCATGGGCTAACTCCTTGCCTGACAGACGGCGATAACCCAGCCGGCGGACCAGCGGCCATCACCCAGCGAACGGGGCGCGCGCACGTCAACGACGCGCAGCGTGTGAGTGAGTCCGCCCAGGGTCACATCGGACATCAGCGCGTCGTACACGCTGGAACTCGCACCACTGCCCGCGGCGAACAGATCGTCTAGTGCTTCCTCGCCCGACCTGCCATCGGCCGAATGGGTGCGAACCTCAACCTCAAGGTGCATCTCCGCGATGCCCTGAGAACCGAAGGTGAGCGCGTAGTCGGTGCTCTCCTGGGCGTGGCCTATCAGGATGACCGGATACGACGGCACGCCGTCGGGGTCGAGCATTGGGGCGTAGGCGTGCACGCCGATGCCGCGCTGGATGTTGTTCTTCAGTTGCGCGGCCAGTGCTTCCCGCACGGCCTTGGGGTTGAGGCCAGCCATCAGGCGACACCGAACGCTTCAGCGCGCCGCAGGGGGCCGAGGAGTTGGCGCACGTAGGTGTTCAGTCGCACCGACCCCCCGAAGTCACCGACGGCGGCAATGTTGCCCACCGTGTGCCGCTGCTGGAGGATGTCCTTGCCGATGATCTTCGTGGCCTCGGCAACCTCACCCGGTACTGCGGCCCAGCCCCACCTGGCCGTGACGGTGATGGTTGCTTCGCCCTCGGTGAGAATCCACCACAGATCGTTCAAGCGGCGCACCTGCTGGTACGGCTCGGCCGCCCCCGTCCACGAGACGGCGTACGGCTCAAGCTGGTAGGTCGAGGAACCGACAGTACTGCCAGAGACGGCGATGCTGGTAACTTCCGTGCAGTCGTGGATACGCAGCACGGGGGTGCCCGAGGGTGTGAACAGGCGTGCGGTTGCGGATGCGCCAGCGACAGCGAACGACCGGGCGCAGAACTCAGACACGGCGCGCTCTGCGGCCAGCAAAGCGCCAGCGCGCAGGGGTGCGGTGGCCGCGCCGCGCTCGTCGCTCACGTACGCATCAAACTCAGCCTGGGTCACGTAGTTAGGCATGTCACCTCAGATGCGTTCAGGGGTGCGCCACCACACAACGTGGGCGACCAGGGCGAGTGGGAGGAACTGAACCGGGATTACCTGGGCTGCCATCGCGGCCATGACGGGCCCAGCGGCGTGCTGATACAGACGCACCGAATCGGTAGCGATGAGCAGTTGCCCGTAGGCGACGGCCAGCACCAGCAGGAGCCGCCAGTCGGGGGCGTACAGCGCAGCGAGACACACACCCCACGGGGCGACCATCAGCCACCCGTCTCGCCATCTTCCGGCGTGGTGCTGGAGGCTGGCCTTGATGGGGTGATCTGCGATCAGTTGGAACTTCGGCCCGAGCGGATCGGGGCCGGGTGGGATGAGTTGATGAGCCGCGAACGGAAGCGTGAGCAGCAGCAGCGGGAGTGGATTCCACAGCCATAGGGCGACGAACACCGGAGCGGTTTCCTTGGCGAATGTGGCAAGGCACACACACGCCAGAGCAAGCGGCCAGCAGTGCGGCCACAGAGCGACACCCGCCAGAGCGAGCGCGGACGATGGGAGGTCAACCCCGACCGGAGCAACAACGGAAGGCCCGAGGATGCCAGGCAATGCCACCAGGAGAACCGCCGTAGCTGCCGCCACCTGCCAGCCCTTGTCGGCCTGCCAGGCGAACGCCGAGACGGCCAGGAGCGGCCAGGAGAGGACATACACGACCCACCAGCGGCGCAGGTGGCGACCACACACCGCCGGGAGTAGCCAGCGCATGTTGAACGGGCGAGGCACTGAACCACCGATAGCCCGGTGGAGGTAGCGGGCGGCGTCCGGGCCGAGGCTCATGCCGCCACCTGTCGGCGGTAGAACTCCTCATCGAGGAACACTCCACCCTTGTCGTGGGTGGTCTTAATTCGGGTATCCACGAAGATCGGCACGCCCACGCCAGCAGCGCGCACGCAAAACGACAAGTCCTCGGAGAACACCGTCTGCCCCTTGGGGTGAGTGATGGTGTCGAACCACACGTCCCCGTACTTGTCGCGGATGCGCTCAAACACCGAGCGGTGAATCAGCACACACGCGCCACCCGTGGCGGCGACGGGCACCACCTGCTCGACGGGGTAGTCGAGCATCGGCACGAAGCCGACACGCTCGTCGTCCTCGTAGAAGGTGTAGAGCGTCGGGCAGGCCCGATAACGCGTGCCGTAGAACGACGCGCGGCCGTCTGTCTTGTGAGCGAAGCACAACCCACCGACGATCGGCTTGTCTTTCGGGTCGGCCACCGCAAGAAGGCGCTCCAGTGTGTCGGGGGCGAACCCCATGTCACTGTCGACCATGAACAGCCACTCGGCGGGCGACTGGTCGCACATGATCTTGGCGAGCTGGTTGCGGCCGGCGACAATCGCACCGCTGGCACATTCCTTGCCGAGCTTGCCGAAGTCGTGCGCTGTGCGCTGCGGCCCCGACAGGTCGGACAGGATCAAGTCCTGGAGCGACTCAGCGAAGCAGTGCGCGTAGTGGCCGGGATGCAAGAAGCCCACGGAGACACCTCCGGGCTTGGGCTTGTGACGCTTCATGCAGGCGACCACCTGTGGACGATCTGCCCGTCCTGTACCACATGGCCCCAGTCGTGGTGGTAATACACGTCGGTGCGCTCAGGGAAGGTGATCGTCACGTTGTCGCCGTCGATGGCCGTTACGGTGCCACCGCCCCAGGTTGCGCCGACCTGAACGGCGGCGATCTCCTCGTGAAGGTTGAACCCCGTGCAGCCCTGTATCCACGCCATGCGGGTGTGTGTGATTACCTCTGGCGGCGTGACTTTCTCCCGCCTGCTCGACTCAAGGTGAGCGACCGCAGCGTCAACTGACGGGAACGAGTCGATGTAGTCGTCCCACCCGCCGGCCGGGTAGTAGTTGTCCCCGGCGAACAGTTGGACGGCCATCTCAGCGGGTCTCGCCGGGGGTGGCGGTCGCCTGCTCGATACGAACCGAGCGCACGCGGCCGACAGTCGGCTCCGCTTTGGCGTCCGACTGGAACGCCCACGGGAACGACTTGACGATGGTGTCGCCGCTGTCGTACTCGTCTCCGGGGCGCAGGCTGATCATTTCGCCGGTCGTGGAATCCTGCACGACCGACTGAACGTCTGACTTGACACGGACGATGGGCATGGGTTGTCTCTCTTTCGCAGGGGTGCAGGAGCAGGTAGCACACGGCCGCCGCCCACCCCTGCAAGCGGGCGGCGGCCATGCGTTCGTCGTCGCGCCACGAGGGCGCTACGGATGGTCAGGCGCTGGTCTTGTCCTGGAGCAGGCGGAAGGCCAGGTCGTTCACCGAGTCGGCGCCGGAGCGGAACCTCATGAACCAGCCACGACGACCGTCGGGCAGGTTGTTGGCGGTGTTGAACAGGTGCGGGATGAACTCGATGCTGGTGCTGCCGGGCTTGTCCACGATGACGTAGTTGGAGAAGTCACCGAACACGACCTCATTGTCCTTCACCGTGGTGGTCTGCGCGGTCGGGCAGTCATCCGACTCAACGATCGGCCGGCCCAACAGGGTCGGCGTGTTCGCCTGGGTGATGTCGGTGCTGAACGCGTTCGACACGGCGGTGCCCAGGTTCTTGATGGCATCGGCGTACACCGGAGCCATCAGCCAGGTGCCGTTGCCGCGGAAGCGGGGACCGACAGCGCGCTTGAGGCCCTGCAAGTCCACGACACCGATGGTCGCAGCCGTGGTCGAGGTCACCTCGACGTTGGTGTTCGCATCGAGGGCGGTGAAGATGCCGGTCGGCTCAGCCGAACCGGAGCCGGTCGCGTGGGCGACAGCCTCCAGGCGGTCGCGGCCGTCGGCGAACAGCATCAGCACGTCGCCGGCCAGGTTCTCGATCGAGTCGAACGCGGCCACGCTGGCCTGGATGAACCCGTGACCCTCATAGGTCGGGATCGCGGCAGCGCCGAACGACGGGGTATCGTCCGACACCTCGGCCAGTTCCGCATCCCACGAGAAGGTCGAGCCGGCCGTGGTGACACCGTTCCAGGTGTTCTCACGGGTCAGCGTGACCACTCGCGCCAACTGGCGCACAGCGTTGGCCGTGCCGGTGTTGGTCAGGATGAGGGTGGGGTCGAGGTGGGTGGGGACGAGGTAACCGCCCTGGGTGTTGGTGCCGACAGCGATGGCGGCGCGCTCCTCTGCGCTGAGCAGCTCGGCGCGGCCGGTCATCAGCTTGACGAACGCCGACTGGTAGGCGTCGGTCGAGCGGGCGGCGAGGTTCCGCACCCACTCGATGTCGCCGCGGTGGCGCTTGAGCAGCGCGTCGGCGTGCGACGGGTCCACGCCACGCTCCTCGGTGGAGCGCACGATGGCGTCACGCGCCTGGCCGAAGCCCATGCGGGCGGCGTCCTCGGTGCTGGGCTTGTCGGGCTGACGGACGAACGCCGGACCCTTGGGGGTGGCGTCGCGCTCGACCTGGAGGGCAACCAGCTCAGCCACGCGGGCCTCCTTGGTGACGACCTCGGCGTCGATGGCCTTGCAGCGGGCGATGATCTCGTCGGCGCGGGCGTCAAGGGCGCCGGCGTCGCGAGTCTCGTCGGGGGTGTCGAGGGTTTCGCTCTCAGCGATGAGCGCGGCGCGCTCGGCGGTGAGGGCGTCGATCTGCGAACGCAGAACGTCGATGAACTTCATGGTGAACTCCTTGTGGGGGTCAGCGGGCGAGAGCCAGCGCGATGCGCTTGGAACGGCTCAGCCCTTGGGGGGTTTCCTGACCACCGAGTGCCGTGGGCGGCTCGTTGGGTGTTGCGGCTCCAGTGCCCGGGGCGGCTGGAGCGGCGATCTGTGACAGCCTCTGCGCTGCGCGGGCGGCTTGCCCGGTGCGCGCCAGATGGCGTTCCATGTAGTGGTCCGTGAGTGACACCGAACGCACCCCGGCCGTTGCCTGGATGAACGCGGGGAAGGTGACGGGGCCGAACTCGTACAGCGACACCTCGCGGATGGTGCGCTCGGGTAGTTTGTCGGGGTTGTAGTCCGTCCCCTTCGACGGCTCCACCCATTCATCCTTGGTGACTCGGAAGCGGTACGAGGCGCCGAGCACGCTGCCGGCGTGGGTGCCGTCCATCAGCCGCCCTTGGAGCATCGGCAGAATGCGGCCGTGGTTGTAGTCGGTGTCGAGCAGCGGGACTTCGTAGTACGGCCCCTCGTCCTCTTCGCGTAGCACGTCGATCGGGCCGAGCGGGGATGACCCGATGTGCGGGTCGTAGCCGTGATCGAACTGCACCTTCACCCGGTCGCGGTTCTCCTTGATCGTCTTGCGGAAGGCGCCTAGGGCTGTGCGCTCCATGAACCGGCCCTCATACCACGAGTCGATTTCGGCCCACACGTCGAACTTGGTGAAGTGCCCGAACAGCGTGGTGCCATCGTCGGAACTTTCAGCACGGGAAAGGATCGGGGCGCCAGCAAGGCCGCGGAACAGGTTGTCGCGGGGAGCGTCGGGGGTCTGGCTCATGCGCCACCTCCTGTGGGTTGAGTGGCCGCAGGCATCTCCGGGATGCCAGGGATGTCAAATTCGGGGCCGAACGACGGCTCGTCCTCGATCTTGCGGATTTCGTTGACCGTGCGAGTGCGAGCATCGAGCCGCAGCTTGTGTAGTTCGTGGCGTTCCTTGTCGGTCATCATCAGCGCCGCCGACACGTTCAGCTTGGCCACCTGTGGACGCGGCAGGCACGCCGTGAGTGCGTCCTGTAGTTTGGTGACCCAGAACTGGCGGCGCTTGAACCGGGCCAGGTCGGCGTCCACCCGGTTGGCGTAGGTCACCGACGAGCCAGACACACCGACGCCGTGGTCAGCGGGGTCCTCTCGGAAGATGCGGCACACCTGCAACGCCGAGTACCCCATCGCCTCGATGAACTGTGAGTCGTCAGGGTTCACCTGCAACGGGGTGTACTTGGTCGTTGACGGCAGGATCAGCGGCTCACGATTACCGCGAGTGATGCTGAGTAGCCGCTCCTTGAGCGTCGTCACCTGGGTGTCGGTCGGGGTACCCTCGGGCTGGAACAGGGCCGTCGGGTGCCCGCCATCCGCGAAGTAGTCGTTGGAGAACTGCTGAGCGTTGAGGCCGTGGCCGATCGTCACCCGGTGGTACGCGATCGGCGACAAGCCCAGCACGCTGCCGGCCACGGTGTAGGCGGGGACGTGCCACAGGTCGCCCAGCGGCCACAGTTCCTTTTCGACGTTGTTGAGGTAGTAGCGGACCTTACTGCCGTCCATCCACACCCTGACATCGGCGGGCGACTGCAACTCGATGCGCGTGGGGTACATCCCGCTTGCCGTCGAGGCGGTCACGAGTCCCCACGCGTTGCCAGAGGTGAGCCATGAGTCCACCAACTGGTATCGCCAATCAAGCGGGGCCATGAACGCCGAGGGTGCGGCGATGATCTGCGGCACCGGCTCGACGGGCTGGGTTGCCGGGGCTGAGGCGGACACCGGATGGCGTGCGGTGACGCCCGACGCGGGTGCGTCCACCAACCACCCCGGTCTGTCCACCGTCTACATCCGACGCCAGGGCCGACGCGTATCCATAAGGATGAAAGAGGCC